AGCAGCGTCAGGCCAGGGGTCGAGGTCAGGATCCCCTTCTCCTGGTTCGCGGCGGTCCCCATCTCGTCCATTTCGGGATACAGGTTCAGACAGCGCTGGCATTCGGCCTGCCACTGGCGAAGGGTGTAGCTGCCCGAAATGAACCCTGGGATGCGGGTTAGGCCCATGTCTACCTCCCCGCCAGGAAGTCGGCCAGGGAATAGCCGATGGGGGGCTGTCCCAGGATCGCGGCGTCACACCCGAGGTAATGCACACGGTGATTCGACCGCTTGATGGCTGCACGAGCACCCAGGGCAGTCGAAAGGACCGTCTGGCCGATTGGGCATCCAGGGAATTCGTGGGACAACTCCACTGCCAGGTTGTAGATGATCGCCTTCATCCACCCGGGCGGGAGGTTGACCACATCGTTGATGGTTGCGAAAGCCGCTGCCTGGCTCCAGTAGGTCAGGTTCAGGGTTACCTGGACCGATGGGCAAGGCCAGAAAGAGATGTTCCCGGTGGGGAACTGCTGGTCGAAGTAAATTCCACGGGGGATGTTGGTCTGGGTCTGCTTCAGGGTGATAGAATTCCATTCCTCAACGGAGAGGATCTGGAGTGGGTAATCGATGGTTCCCGCACTTGCCGTGGACGGCATGGTGAGGGTCGCCACGGCAATGCCAACCGGGCGGGTGGGGACCACGATGGTTCCGGCCGGCCCGATGGTTACGCTGAACCCTTCGGTGGGGACCGTGCTGGGGGGCTGGATCAGGGTCGAAACCATGACGTTGGAAACGCTCATACCTTCCTGGGTGTTCCACTCGTCCAACATCACGTTGATGACGTTGAAAGCGTCCTGGGCCTGCTGAGGGGTGGGCGTCTCGCCTTCGGCCAACACGCCGATGATGCGATACGCTCGGTCAATCAGGTCCAGGACTTTCATACTTCACTTGCCTTTCTTGGGAGTGGCCTTGACAACCGCCGGGGGCGTGTTTCTGGGGTTCGTCCCCAGCGGAGCAACGGGTTTCCTGGTTTCGGCGTATTGCTCTTTCCGCTTTTTGGCCCAGGTCTCATCGCGCATGGCTAGCCCTTGTAATTCTTGGACGAATGGTGCTGGTGCGGGCCGGCGACCGCCTTGGCGATGCGGCCGGTGTCGCGCTTGGCCATCTCGGGATCGTGGTGGATGCCGGGTTTGCCGAGCCTCGGAACGCCCGGGATCTCGTCATCTTCCATGTCGATCTTCTTGCCGGAGTAGCCCTGGGCGTAGCTCTTCTTGGCCATCACTTCTTCCCTTTCTTGGAAGCCTTCATGAGCTTCCGGTCGGCCTTCAGGTCGGCCTTGGAGCCTTCCTTGAGGGCATGTTTCTTGTCGTAGGCATCATCCTTGCGCTTCACGGAAGCGGGGGCGCCCTTGGGGATTCCGATTTCCTTCTGTTTCTTCATGGTTTTCGCCTTTTCGGGCAACTTGAGCCCTTTTGAAGCCTTGTCCCATTCCTTGACGCCCGCCTCGCCCAAGGCTTTGTGACCAGCAGGGCTATTCACCCATCGGAGTTGGGCCTTGGACTTTGCGGGCATCGGTTAAGCCTCCACTGCGGGATCGGCGGCGGGATCCGGGGTAGCGGGATCGGCCGGGGTGAAGGTGACGGCAGCCGCAGGGTCAGGGGCGGGAGCCACGACTACGGCCCCTTCGTCCCAGTTCCGCCACCCCTTTTTCCGCGCCCGGGTTTCCTCGGATGCGTTCTGGACGATCAGATATTCCCCGGGGTTGGCCGCGAAATCCTTGTAGATCATCTTGGGGTAGTCAGCCATTGTCTACTCCGACACGCGGCAGGCGTGGTAGCCCCGGACGCCGACGAGGCCATACAGCACGTCAATGCGGGTCACTTCGGTGTCGTTCAGGACGTTTCCGCCAGTCATGACGCGGACCGCCATTTCGTCGGTGTCGAAGGTATAGCCCTCGCATCCAGCGATGACAGGCAGGGGCACGAAGGCCGCAGCGTAGGCATCGCGCTGGAACAGCAGGTTTTGGCGGTAGGCGGTGTTCGCGGAGCCCCAGAAGGTCAGGGCGGCGGAAGCGGCGGGCAGCGCAGAGCAGAACGGGATGTCGGGGGCGGCGGTGGTGATCGGCGGGTAGACCGGGATCGGCTGCTGCGTGGTGCTGGTGACAGTGACGGGCGCGGTCACCACGAACTGGCGCAGGGTGGTGCCGTAGGCGAATCCGAGCAGCGGATGGACGGCATAGACGTTGGCGATGGTGAAAATGGCGCCAGCGGCGATGGTGTTGCCGATGGTGGCACCAGCGATGTTCAGCACGGAACCCGACTGGCCGGCTGTGGCGGAAATGGTCAGTCCGGTGAGGGTCTGGGTGCCGTTGGTCAGGTAGGGGGTCGCCTGGGATTCGAAGAACTCGAAGCCCATGAACTCGCCGCAGCTGCCCTTGAGGTAGCTTTCGGCCAGGAGCCGCGAGGGATTGAACAGCACCTTGCTGGCGTCGATCAGGGCGGACTGGGCGTCAGACGACCAGATCGCCATGCGGGGCTCTTCGGGGGCCAGCATCTTTTCCAGCCACACGCGGGCGGCCGAGTAGGTCACGCTGGACGAGGGGACGGCGCCGGCAGTGCCGACGACCTGGGGGGTCCACCAGAGCGCCTGGTTGAGCAGATCGGCCTGGACGCCGGAAGCCAGGGTGCTGATGGCGGGGCGCAGGAACCTTTCCTTGAAATCGGTCAGTTCCAGGGCTCGTTCAGCGGCCGAGAACATCAGGGCCACGTGCTTGCGGGTGTTGACGGTCAGGTTGGCGAAGGTTTCCTTCTGGTCAGGAGCACTGCCACCACCAGCGAAAATCGGGCCGTTGTAGATCGCGCTCGCAGGGGGGATCTTGATCTTGACCGTCGCGCCTTCGCTGTAGCCGTCAACGTCCCGGCCGATGGCCTTTTCGCGGCTGCGGTTCAAGCCCTTCAAAAACGGCAGCTGCTCTTCGAGCATGCCGGCCGCCTCGCGGGCAATCATCTGGTGGGTGAGAACGGTATTCGCCATTGTGTTTCTCCGGGCCGGGTTTCAACCGGCGAATGGTTTAGCGGCGTCCCCTCGCAGGGCTGGCCTGGTACTGCGACTTCCGCCAAGCGAGATACTGGGCATCGGTCATTTTCGAGGGGTCACCAGAACCGGCCGGCGCATTGCCCCGAACAGGCTGGAGCGGCGGGGGCGCGGAGGTAGTGGGCCGCGTTACAGGTTTTTCGAATTGGGCTTCGATCTTGCCGAGTTTGAGCAGCGCCTTCTCTGGCGACATGGCGGCCAGATCCTTCGCTTCGTCGAGGTTCCGGCACAGGTGGTAGAGCATCTGGGGGCCGAATTCCGACTCCGAGATGGCCTTTGCCATGGCCGGGGTGATCGCCCGATTGCGCTGGAGCATCGCGGAGTCCGCGACTTCCTCGTAATCCTCAATGTCCTTCATGGCGGTTCGTTCCCGCTCGGACCATGCGGCACTGGCCGTCTGGCTCCTGCGGGCCTGGTCTTCCTGACTGCGCCTGTCGTTTTCCAGCCGCAGGGCTTCCTTGACGGCCACCTTCGCCTTATGCTCCGCGAGCGCGGCGTAGTAGTCTGCCGGGTTCTGGAACTTGGGGTCGTTGGGGTCAGGGGCGTTTTCCTGCACCACGGGGGCAGGCGGGGCCTGGCGGAGCGCCCTGTTTTCGTCGTCGCGCTGCTGAAGTTCGCGGTCGAACTTTTTGCGTTCCCGGGCCAGTCGCTTTTCGATGGCCTGGTCAACCTCGGCTTGGGTTAGGAGCTTCGGTTCTTCAACCTGAGCGACCGGCTCAGTGGCGGGGACCGGCGTTTCTGCCGGAGCGGTAATGGGTTCGTCGTTCACTGCATACCTCCAGGATTAGGCCCCTGTGAGCCGTCGAGCGGTTGCGCGGGCATGGTGCCCCCGGCAGACGGTGCCGTGCCGTTCTGACCCTGCTGTTGCTGCTGGGCCTGACTTGCTTGCAGGTTGGCCATGGCCACGTCATGGTCACGGTCGGCCTGCGATTCGAGGGTGCCGATGGTGTGCTGGAGCTCCAGTGCGGCGGATTTGCTGCCGATGGTCAACAGGGCGATGAGGCGCTTCGTCTCTTCCTGCATGGCCGTCATCTGGATTCGAGCGTCCGTTTCGGTTTGTTTGGATTCGATCTTTTGCTTCAGGGCGTCGGCAACGTCCATGAGGTGATGAATCACCTGCCCGGACTGCGCGACCTGGGCCTGAAGCTGCTGGGGGTCCGGCTTGCCCTGGTTGTCCTGGAGTTGGGGCGGAAGCATCTTCTTCAGCCGGTCGGCAACTTCAGTTGCGCCAGGGAGGTCCAGGTTGCGGAACATGATGTCGCCCACCAACTGCATTAACTGGGGGTTGCCGCGCAGCACTTCTTGGAGCCAGGTGGCGCTTTCCTGGCGCTTGCTGGAGTAAGACGGCCCGGAATGCACGATCACGTCATAGCGGCCCTGATCCATTTTGTGGTGGACCTTGTCGCCGTTCTCTTTGGTGAAGATTTGGTTGATGCCGATCATCTCGGATTCGCCATTTTCATGGAGGATCCGCACGGTGCGCGGCGTGTCATAAATCTTGGGGATCAGGTCAACCAGGATCCGGCCAAGGTGCCGGAGTGATTTGTGGAGGTTGTCCACCAGGTGGAAGTTCGCGCTCTGGCTCTGGGTCTGCCGGGCCATGATGGCCTTGCCGGACTTCTGGTCGCCGCCAGAGCCAAGCTCGTCCTGATAGATGCCAGAGACTTCCTTGAACTCGTCCGATGCCTGCTGAACCGACTGCAGCACGGCCCCCGTCTCAGCCGTGAACGCCTGGCGCTGGGGAGCGGGAAGCGGCGAGCCCTCGTTCGACACGGGGTTGTAGGTCAGGAAGGCGTGATTGCGGGTGTTCGCGGACTCCCAGTCGGCCTGGTAGTTGTCGAGCTGGCCTTCGGCCACTACATAGGGGGCCTTGGGCGCCAGGGCGATTATTTCGGCTTCCTGGCTGCGGAGATAGTTGTAGCGGCGCTGGATGTCACGAAGGAACCGGATCAGACCCCAGCGGTGGCGCTGGCCGTCAACGATGCACTCTTGGCCGCGAACAGGGATGATGGGAATCCACTGGCCGGGCCATTCGGTGCGCTCCAGAACCTCGATACCGTTGATTTTATACCAGTAGATCGTCGGGACTTGGACGCTTCGCTTGGTGGGGTTGCCGTCCTTGTCGAGCTTAAATTTTGGATTCTTGGCCGGGAGTTCATCCTCGAATGCCGTCTCGCCATTGGCCAGCAGATAAAGGGTCTTCTCTTTCCATTCCTTCTCGAAATAATCCGCAACACGAATATTCGCGCCCTTGAACCAGTCCGGAGCCTTCATTAGGTATTCGGTGATCGACCCGATGCCCTGCGAAACCTGAGCGTTGGGCCACTTCTGCTCGAAATCTTCCTTGGTGAAGTCCTCAACGACCATCCCCCAGTCGCAATCGGAGCCATCAGGCTCGATGCCGGCCGGGTCCAGGAACACGGAATCCGGGTTAGTGATGCTCTTGACCTTGATCACCTGATCGAACGAATCGTCAGACTCGTATTCGGTGATCACGCGGAAGAACCCGTCGCCACAGGCCACCTGGTAGTCATGTGCGGTGTCCAACGCGGTATCTTCGCGGGAGTCGTAGGCGATGTGCCGAATTAGGCCCTGGTAAACCTCGGCCGTCTCCTGGGTGGCGCCCTCAGAGACAGGGTCAACGGCCACTTCTGGACGGTTCTGGCGCTGGTCATTCGTGACGAGGTTGATAATGGCCGGCAGACGGTTGATGGTCATACAGGGCCGCTGATCAGCCTGACGAGCAAGCTTGATCTCGTTCGGCCACTGCTCGCCCACCATGAATTTCAAGTCCTCGGTGCGCTGGGATCGCAGTTCGTCCTCCGCGTCCTGGACCTGGGCCAGACGCTTTCGGACCCTCTCGATGAGGGCGAGGTCCGGATCTTCCTTGGGCTTGCGCTTGGCCATCAAATAGCCTTATGGGGGTGGTGGATCGAACACGCGCTTTCCACCAGGGAAACGCGGTTCTTGAGGCTGTAGATTTCCTCGGTGTGGGTGTCGGTCTTGTCTTCGACCTTTGTCAAGCGCTGGTCCTGGGCCTGCCACTTTTCCGACAGGAGCTTGGTAATCAGCGAATGCTGGCCGCGAAGGATGACGCCCACGGCAGCGGATAGGGCGAGGACGATGGAAATCCAGTTGGCCAGAGTCATGGTTAAACCGCCGTGGAAGGGGTGATGGTCACGGTGGCGGCGGTCTTCGCTGCTTCGGCCTTCACGTCTGCGGCGAACTGGGCGAAGATGGCTTTGATGTCCGCTTCGGCGACCTTGGGCACAGCCTGGGCCGCCTTGATGTCAGCCTCGGCCTTGGCTTTCAGCGCAACGAGTTCCGCCCGGATCGCCTTCCGGTCGGCGATGAGCCACCAGATACCGGAGATACCAAGGCCGATCAGGACCCCGATGAGATACTGGAAAATGCTGCTCATTTTGCGGCCACTCCATTGAGTTTTTCAGTCATTCGGATTGCGCCCATGCCGAGCATCCCGAGCAGGAGGGGAAGCATCTGGGTCAGGTCAGCCGGAGCCATCGCCAGGGGGCGGTGAAGGATGGCGGTGATGAAGTTCGCCAGCGGCAGGCCCACCCAGTTCCATGCGCAGGCGGAACCACAGACCCAGCCCACGAATGGACGCCAGCCAGAGACGAACAGGTTGGTGCTCGCGGCCTCCACCTTATTGGTGTCGATCTGGGACTGCTGAGCGGCGATCTGGCCCTGGATGATAACCATGGCCTGGGCCATCTGATCCTTTTCGGCCTGGGTTTTGTCGGGCCAGATCTTGCCGATTACACTGGATGCCAGATCAGCGATAGAGCCGATGCCAGTAATGTCAATTCCCATCGTGGGTCCTCCGGTAATGGGACGCCATACGGGTCCTCGTCGTAGGGATCATCGGGGTCCATTCGTCCCTCATCTCTGCACCATCAGGCTGGGCCGCGAGTGCGGAGCTGCGTCAACCGGGCCGGAAGCAGCGCTAACGCCGGCCAAGAACCCCTTGAGGTAGGCCAGCTCGACTTTCAGGGACGTGTTCTCGACCCGCAGCTTCGGGGATGCACACCCGAACGCCAGCGCGAAGATGGACAGAACCATGAGCGCCAGGACGGCTTCGACCCAGAAACGCTTGAGCAGCTTCATGGCTGCACCTCCTGGTAGGACCAATGGCCAGGGCCACCGGCAGCGGTGAGGGCCATGCGCCGGGGGGTTTCACCGGGGCGGGCGAT